AAAAGGAGCCTTTGTTTTAAAAAGGCTGAAAACTGCGGCAGATGAGTTAACTAAGGTTACCGTAATAGTTGGTGTATTCCCAGAATCCTCAGAAACCAATATAGATTTAACAATAGCGGTTGTAGCCGTTGGAACGGTATACAACGTTTCATTATCTGTATCCGTTAAATCAATTTTTTTATTTTTATATGCGTTACCCATGTTATCCTATAAACCATGCTATGGCTTCATCATCGTTCCTTAATTGTTCAGGGGTGTAAGAAGAATTAAGAAGCCTAATTAATTGATCAAGTGAAGTAATCATTCGGTTAATTTGTTCCTGGTTGTATTCTTTTGGTGCTTGCGGTAAACGTGGTATAATTATTTGTGCCATTATCTCATTCCATCAGGTTGTATGTCAGCCCGGAAAGTACCATACCTCCAGGTTGTGTTTAATGCGCTACTTTCTATTTTAAGAGAACATTGTCTTCCACGTGCGCGTGTGTCTATTTTTGTTGTACTTGTACCTACTGTATAAGGTCCTTTGGTAACAGCCGTGCTTGCAGGATATAATTTAAAATTAAATTCAACATTTAAATCTCCACTTTGATTTTTAAAATCAGGAATAAATCTTTTAACAGACATTAAACGTTCTCCTGCTTGTGGAATAACAAAATCTCCTGATTCAAGACTAGCCGTCATTGCTGATCCATCATCATTATTTCCATTTTCTTGTGAGTACATAAATGTTCTCCCAGCAGTTAAACCATTAATAGTACTAATTGTAGATGTGGTATCTGTAGCACTATAAGATGTTGCGTAAGGAAACTTATATACTCCTTTATCTGCCCATGACGTACGTGATAAAGTTCCAATACTCCAAACTCTTTCTTGATAATTGTATGTAACACAACGATCAATTACATTTGATCCATCAGAGGGATAAAACCATGTGACTTCATTAAACTCACTATTTAAAGCTGCAAAAGTATCTTTTTGTGATGCTTCATCTATATCTTTAAATACATAATCTTCCACGCTACATGGAATCTTTTGTACTGAACCATCAAACATGAAAAATGAATCAATTCCCATCCAAAAAGTATTTCCATTTGTTTCAGCCACTGCGTGCAATCCTACAGCGCCACAAGCAGAACCTAATTGAGAAAAACCAAATGTGAATGGAGCTCCAATTAATTGCATTTGATATAATGCAGTATCAGACCAAATTAAAACAGCGCCACGTGAACGAATAGCAGCTGTTAATCTACTACCATCCGTTAATCTTTGAGTTCCTGCAGTATTTATTGCAGTAGGAAGCCATGTTGTATGATCATCTTGTGTTGACCATCTAATAAACATATCATCTTGTGTGGTTGCATCTGCAATAGTTGTCTCTGTTCCAAAACAAATAACATGACGATCAGTACCTGAGACAAGAACAAACCTACTCGTTGTAGGTGCATTACTTACAACCGATGCTATAGTACTTGCACCAGAAGAAGTGTCCCAATAATAAAGTGATCCATTTAAAAATTGACATAAAGAATCTTCACCCCAGTTATCAATAGACCATTTACCTGAATCAAGTTGAACACTATTAGGTGCTGCTAGACCGGATCTAGATGTACCCCATGTAGATAACCCCCACGTTCCTGCACCCCATCCATAACCTTGAATTGATGTTGCAGGTTTAGTATTAATTTCATAAGCAGCTGTTGCGGATCCACCAGTTCTATCAGCACCACCTTCTGTTCCTCCAGCTATAATAGTATAGACTGAAGTAGAGGTAACAGTTTGAATTTCAAATTCTCCTTGTAAATTGGCTGCGGATAATGAGCTGCTAGTTGGAGGAGTAGCTGATGAGATAGTTACAAAATCCCCTTCAACAGCGCCATGACCTGCGTCTGTAACACTAACTGTTGTAGAATTAGCTGTTGTAGCAAATTGTGTTATTGAATCCCCTGTTGATCTATTAGGTGTAATATCAGACCAGGCATTGTTAGCGTAAACATAAAGTTTTTTATTTGTACCTATAATTGTGTAAGGATCTCCATCTAATGAAAACCATGCACGAATTCCTCGTGTTGCACCAACGAGTGCATCACTTGTTACTTTAGCCCATCCACCTATTTTTTCAGGAAGTCCATATCTAAAACGAACATTATCACAATTGGACCATTTACCTTCTGCGCCATATTCTGTATCTTGTTTATCAATACCTGGTATAAAAGGTAATTTAATTAAAGGCATTTAAACTCCTATACTGCTGAATCGTAAAACCTTATATAACGAGCAGTTCCATTTATTTTAATCATAATAGCACCTACTTTTGAACCAGCAGTAGCTGTTGAAGATGAAATACTATTAGCACTAGCAGATCCCGAAGTACCTGCAAAATTAATAAAAGGTTGATCATCATCACCTTGATCCAAGTCCAAAACTGGAATAGCTCCAGAAGAACTATTTTGATCTATCTCTAATTTTGCTGCAGGGGTTGAAACTCCTATGCCCATGCGATCATTTCCAGCATCTAGATATAAAAGATTATTATCAGTATCACCGTAAAACTGTGCATCTTTATCAGCACCAGAGCTATTGTACGTTAAATTTCCACCATTTAAAACAGTATCACCAGACACTGTTAAAGTTCCATTAGCTAAAACATTACCTGCATCAGCAAGTACATCAAACATAGTTGATCCATCAGTATAAAGAATATGTTTAGCACCTTGAACCAAGGCAACTCCAGTTCCACCTGCAGGCTTAAATGTTAAAGAATTTCCTGAGTGAGTGGTTGCATCATCAATTATATACCAATAAGCATTGGCCTCGCATGTAAGTATTGTATCACCTGAAAGCGTCCCTGTAAGTTTAATCGCAGCTCTACTTTGCTCATCTCCAGTTCCACCACTAGCGACAGATAAAGCCTGAGAAGTACTAGAAATTGCAACAGCCGTATATCCTTTAACAGATTGCTCTAATTTTTGTAAATTTTCGTTTGTAACTGTTCCCCATGTTCCAGAATTGGAACCTGTTGTCATAAGATCCAGATTTAATATTGTTGAGTCAGCCATTTATCCTCCTAAGATTTATTAACTGTTGACCAAGTATTTGAAGCACTATCATCCACCTGATTCCAAATGCTAAATGATAAACTACCAGCACTAAATGTAGCAGTGCTACCAGTTAAATTTATCACTGCAGTTCCTGTTACAGTAGTATTCCCAATACTAAAGGTTGCTGCAGAACCAGTTGCATCGTATGCTGATTCTATAACAACGGATCCAATACTAAATGTACCAGCTGATCCACTTACCGTAAATGTAGCAGTACCAGTGACTGTTAGACTTCCAACACTAAATTCTGCTTCTTCACCAGTTGGCGTGTAAGTAGAGACAATTGTGGAATTACCTATACTAAACGTGCCTGCAGATCCAGTTGGGGTTATAACACCAGTACCTGTTACAGTCAAGGTTCCTATAGAGAATGTAGCCGTACTACCACTTGGAAGTACATAAGTCTGGAAATTGGTTCCAGCGAAAGGCATCGATGCAAACGCAATTTCAGCGAATGATGAATCAGTAGACTGCGTTCCATGATAAGCAATTACAGAACCAGCACTAAATGTAGCTGACTGCCCAGTTGGTGTTATTAGTTGGGTAAGTAAAACAGTAGGTGTAGTAGTGCTAAATGTTGCTGAATTTCCAGTTGGATTAGCATACGTACCTAGGACAGCACCCGAAAAAGAGTACTCAGCCCATGCCGAAGATGCAAAACCGAATGAAGAAGTTACTTTAAAAGCCATTAATTAATCCTTAAATTGACAATTTAGCATATTTCTGCTACAATGCAAGAAATCATAATAATAGGAAAAATTGATCTAAATCAAGGATATTTTTCTATGTTATGCTAGAAAGACTGAATGATAGATATTACTAAAATACCTTTGTTTACGGATGAAGTTTCTTTTTTTACGATGCCTAATCATGAGCATTGGAAAGAACAGATTCATAATATTATAAAGGTAGAGGATAATAAAAACATTCATAAATTTACTACTATTCCTGATAAAGAGGATAACGTAAAAGCTAACCGTACAGCCTGGGATTCTCATTTAAGATATTCAGCCATAGGAGAACTGACTAATAAAATAGTAGATATTATTCATTCCTCTATACTTCAAAATGGATATGATGCTCCTTTGTTAAGAATAGAAGATGCGTGGATAAATTGGTATCATAAAGATCAATTTGCTATTCCCCATGTTCATGCATGCCACATAGCTGTCGTGTATTTTGTTGATACAGAAGGTTCTTCTTCGGATTTTATATTTACGAGGAAAGATCACTACAGACTACTTAAAAAAGAAGGTGAAAATACTATTACCAATATTCACAAAAAAATGAATATTAAGGATGGAACCGTTGCATTTTTTGATGGAAGTATGTGGCATTCTGTATCACCACATTTATCCAATAAACCACGTATAACTTTTGCCACTAATTTAATAGCAGAGTATCACGATGAAAGAAAAGGATATTCCCATGATAGCATTTAAAGACAATTTCTTGTCTAAAAAATATTTAACTACTTTACAGGATTTAGCCACCAATCTCCCAATGGAGCCTTCCTTTAATGGCAAAGGGAAAGGTATAGGTTCTAGATTATCTTTTAATTTAAATGATGAAATATTTAATGAGCTACGTTTAAAAATAAAAGAGGATTTTCCTCTTAGTAAAAAATTCAACATTGATAATGAA